TGCGCGTGACCGTCAAATTGGTGCATTTATTGCTCGTGCTGCAGCAGAAGATGGTCTTGCCAATGACCCAAGAGCTACCGATCAACACGGATATTCCGCAGTTGGTGGCTTAGGTGGTAAAGTGTTTATGAACAACAAGTTCAATCACTTAGGTAAGGCTACCTCTACTGCTGCTCAGCGTACCGATGCTGCTCTGAAGCTTCTTGAGAAGCTTGAAGAGTTCCAAATCCGTCTGCAAGAAGTTGATGCTCCTACTGAGGGTGTCTTCTGTGCTGTGTCGCCTCGTACCTTCCAAGACATTCGTGCTCTTGGTGTGGCTCGTGACGCATCTGATCTTGCTGGTGGTGCTGGTCGACCATTCTTCGGCGGTGTTGCCGATGCTGGTGGCTTAGGTGCTGGTCTTGGTCAAGGTATGTTCCAACTTACTGATCGTCTTGAGTATCAAGGCGTGTCTATCATCAAGACAAACCACTTGCCAGATAAGAACTATGCTGTCACCGCTCAAAAGATTGGTGAGTCTCGTTACAATAGATCTTTCAATATCTTCCCAGTGAAGGCGTTGATTTGGCAACAAGCTTGCGTTGCATCGCTTAAGTTGCAAGGCTTGAAGGTTGATCAAGTTGATGATATTCGTCGTAATACCGTGTTTACGGTTGCCTCGATGATGGGTGGTACGGGTGTTATGAAGCCAGAGCATGCTGCTGTGTGCGTTGGTGCACCTCAAGAAGGTGTGACTTTTGATAATAGTCAGAATCACCCCATCTATGCTGCTAGCCAAGCTCTTGGCGGATCTAGTGCTGCTAATGTTACCTTTGGTGCGTTTGATTTCAATACCACTACTGGTGATCTTACTACCTATAAGACTGGTTCTGCTGCTGCTGGTAACAGTAATGGTGCTGCTGGTACGGCTACTGCCGGTGATGTAAGTTCTTCTGTAGATGCAACTGATGATGCATTACTTCGTGATGCTTATCAAGCTTCACTTGGTGCTTATGCATTAAATGCTGCTGATGATTCATCTGCCGAAGCTATGGTTAACGATGGTGTCTTTGTTCAAGAGTACGTCACCTCACCTGATCAAGGTGTGTTCTCGGCTTCTAGCCCGGGTGCTGACGGCTTGGGTAACGCTGCTGGTTAATCTGACAATTAAATACACATTCGCCCGGAGCCCCCGAAAGGGGGCCTCGGGTCTTTTTAAAAGGAGATTCTAATGGGACTAATGAGTAAACTTGATGCAATAAACGAAATGTTATTTAATACTGGTGAGCAAATTGTAACCAGTCTCAATGATGATCAAAATACTGATGTTAATTTAGCTGAGTTTGTACTAGATCAAGTAACATTGGAGTCCCAACTTCGGGGTATGGCTGTTAATAGAAGACCTATTAAAGTAACTCCTACTAGAACTGGTTCTGTGGGCCACACAGTTAAACCTATTTCAGATACAAGTAAAGGTAGAATTCAACTATCTCCATATAACGACAAAATGACTACGGGTTCTTTAATTTCTGCTCAACTTGTTAGCAGTATTACTAGTAATGATGTGGATGTTAGAATTACTGCTGCTCCCCGAAGATTTGGGATTGAGTCTAATGGCATTGATTATAATATTTTATACAATGTTACGGATAATACAGATGAATGGGATCTTACTAGAGAATTAACTATTAGTATTGTAGAGTATGTTAATTTTGAAGATCTAGAAACTTCTGTTCAAAAAGGTATTGCTGCTGCTGCATCAAGACAGTATCAAATGTTTGTACAGGGTGACAGAGATGTCGATAGATTATTAGCAGAAAAATCAACAGTTCTTACTGCTAAGGGTAGAGCTGCTGATGCTAATGATAAATCTAGAAATATTTTTGCATCGGGAGATAATGCAATTAAAAAAATTATTAATAGAAATGCTAATGGTATATATGATCCCAGTAGATTTAGATTCTGGAGGCATCGCGGATAATGAGTGTACATCAAAGAATTGCTATTCCTACTTTATCTGGTGGCGTGGGGCGACAGGCAAGCAATAAACGACTGACTTCAGAAGCAGAAAATTTAGATAACTGTTTAGTTACTTTGGAAAAATCTGTAGAAAAACGACCACCTTTAGAGTTTTTCAAAGGCAGCGATTCTTTTTATAGTGAAGAAACTAGTGCAACAGATGACTTTCCTGCACCGGGATCTTTACTTTTTAATACACTAAGCACTGGACGATATCAGCCTACTACAGAAGATGATATATTTTTTAAATGGATTTCTATTGATTCTGATGATAGGTTTTTAATTGCTATTAACTTTAGTTTAAAACTTGCAGATAGTAGTGTAATTACAGATGATGAGCGTAAAAAGTTTATTACTGTATGGCGATTAAATCCTGATAATAAAAGAATGGACTTGCAGACATTTGATTTTAGTTCTATTACTGTAGATCATTATAATTACATTACTAAGAATCCTAATGCTAAATCTGCTGCAGATACGTTTGACTTTGCATTATTTGGTAGTGCAATTATTATATTAAATAAACAAGTATCTGCAAGATTTAGAGATGATATTGCTAGAGATATAGATGGTAATAGAAATGTATTATTAAATTTAACTAGTGCTACTATTATTAACAATAGATTAAGAGTTAAATCAGAAGATAATGAGTTTGTTAAATTTGAGCTTGTTGATTTAAATGAAACTGTTGCAAAAGATTTAACATTTAAAGGATTTAATGATTTCTTTAAATTTGGATTAGAACCTAATCTTTGTGAGATTATTGTAAGTACAGATGATACAGTTAATTCATTAGTTTGCTCATTTTTTGTGCAAAATTTTAAAGAGCCTAATGGACGTTTTGAGTTTTTATTAGAAGATATTAAACTTATTTCTGGATCTTTGCCTGCTGCTAACGATACTAGAAAATTTATTTTTACATTAAAAGTTTATGGACAAGATCCTGTAGGTAAAAAAATTAATTATCGTACAGCAACGCTACCTACTACTACAGGTAAAAACTTAGTACCTGTATTAGAAACTACCAAGTTAAGTGAGTTAGATGTTGATCCAGTTACAAAGTTGTTTGGTAATGATGGTACAACTAGGGTAGCTAATGCTCCTATTCACACTATTAATAATCTGACTGAGGCTCCTCTTTCTGGTAATGTAAAAGATGTATCTCCTGCTGTTTCTGGAGATGCTTTCTTTGCTGATAAATTTTTTATTAGTCGAGGTTCTGTACAGTATGGTGTAGAACTTAATGAGTTTGACTCTGCGAAACAACCAAGCGACCAAAGCTTGAGTCCGCCCAATGGCGATCCAATTGACCTTCAATTATCTGATTTAAAAGTGACGCAAAAATTACGTCCGCTTACTGAGTTTACCGCAACTGGTAGTGTTGTTGCTGCAGGTTCAGTTACCACTGTAGGAGAAGTTATTGCTACATTTAATGAAGATAAAACTATTGCTGATTTAAAAGAAATTATTGAAAACTCGGGTGCAGATGCAACACTTAAAATAGATAGTGAAACTAATATCTTAACTATTGTTGATGATAGTCAAGAAAATCTTACCTTATTAGCTACAGGTGAAAACTTTACTAGTCGACAACAGGGAAATCAAACATTTGTAGAATCTTTAGGATTAGGTAATACTAATTCTAAGTCATTAAAGACAATTAATAGTGAAACTAAAATAAATACTTTAACTGATAGCGAAGGTAATCAATTAATTAATGCTGATCGAGTAAATGACATTTTAATTATTCAAGAGCAATCAGTTAATACTACATTTAATAGTGTAATAGGTACAGAGTTAATACATACAATTGAATTAGATGATAGTGTAGCAACAGGAACTTTAAAAGAATTAGATACTAAAATTGCTGATGCTACAAAAATTGGTGGCGTTGCTCAATTTGGATTATTCTTTTCTAATAATAATAAAAGAGTAGCTCCCGGGAATAATGATGAAAATTCTACTGGTGTGCAAATTATGAAAATTGTTTATGATGGTGAAACACCTTTAGATAAAGCAACATCTGCAGCTTCTGTTATTGATTCGGCTGATGAAGCTCCTGAAGAAGAAGATGGTACAGTTAAACGTGGTAAGTTTGCAGAACTTATGGGACTGCGTAATGTATTTAGAGATCATACTTTAGTTGTTGAGGATAAAAACTTTAATGTCTCACAGCAAACTGATTTAGGTCAATCTATTGTATCTTTTCAAAATATTCCTATTCCGCCTTCAGAAAATGATACTATTAAAACTAATGGTGCACATGATACTTTATTTTCTATGTACGAAGGTGGTACACTAACTACTGCTGCCCGATCATCTCAGCGGGGTAGAGGTAAAGTTTATGAAGTACGAGAAAGATTTTTTGATTTTGTTCCCGGGTTTTACCGTAGTGTTAATGAACCTAATAAAGGCAACCCATACTATGAACAAGTGCGAGCTGAGGATAGATACTCTGTATTAGATGAACGTACTTGGCCTATTGTATTAGACTTTGTAACAAGTTCAGGTACTTGGAAACTGGTAACACCGTCGTGGCAACCTAGAAAAGCGGGTAACTTAACAAATAATCCGGGTCCTAGCCCGTTTATTTCTGCAGATGTTAACGAAAGAGAAGGCAGACAGATTACTGCTATCACTGCATGGCGTAATAGACTATGGTTTGCTGTAGATGATACTATTTTTTCTTCAGAATTTAGTAATTTTTTTAATCTTTTCCTTACTGATCCGGGTACAATTACTGACATAGATGTTATTGATGTTAGATCTTCTGTGGATAAGGTTTCTAAGATTAATAATATTATTCCATTTTATGATTTTCTGTTTGTAAATACCGATAATGATATTCAGTTTGAATTACAAGGTTCTGAGAATCAGATTACTCCCTTTACTGCTGAACTATCTCCAACTACATTTTATTCATCTGATCCAATTGCAAAACCACAGCTATTAGGGTCTCAGATTTATTTCTTTGCTCCACAAAAAATTTATTTGTATTATTCTACTGCAAATCAAAGTAATGTAACACAGGCTATTGAAACTACACAGCATGCTGAAGGTTATTTGCCTGTAAACTTTGGTTCAATTACTAGGGCTCCTGCTCAAGATACAATTATTATGGTGGATGATGATAAGAAAAATGAGTTGTATCTGTATACTCAAAGATTTGCGGGTGACAAAGTATCCCAAAACTCTCTATCACGTTATATTTTTGATACAGAGCTAGCTACTCTTGCTACAGAAGTGTTTGATAATTTTCTTTACATGGTTACATCTAGACCATTTGAGAAAAAATCAGGATCTATTAAAAATTATTATTTTGTTGAACGTACATTTTTAGAAAGTATGGATAATGATACACCAAGATTAGATAGATTACATTTCTTTGAGCCCGATTTAAAGTTTCCTGCAGATAGTGATACAGTATTTAATGTAGAATATGATTCAAATACAAATCAAACTACATTTATTCTACCTTATCAAGATACAAAAGCAAATACTTTAGTATTTGGTCCAGGCTATGGAGATTTAACCAATAGGTCTATTAAATGTATTAATACAACCACAGCTGGAGGTAAAACACGCCTGCGTGTAACTGGTAGGTTTGACGATATTATTGGAGTAACTGACGATCAAGGTTTAATTACTCAGGCTGTTGAAGAAATAGAATCACAGGGTTCTATAAATCAGTTAACAGAAACAACTGAAGATCAAGGTGAATTGTTTGCGGTAGCTAGTGGAGGTACTAAAGGTATTTTTGTAGGTGTTCCATATACTATGAATGTTGAATTATCGCCACAATTTGTTAGAAGTCAAGATCAAACTATCGTAGATGGTGTATTAAATCTTAGAACAATTGCTACTAGGTATTTTAATACTGGAGAATATAAAATTAAAGTACAACGTAAAGGTCAAGAAGATCGAATTAATATTACAACTAAACGTAATCCATTCTATAAAGAAAATATTTATAATGAAGCTTATCTAGATTCTCCTGTAGAGGTGTCAGGAGAAGGTGAGTTTATTGCTAAAGTATTTGGAGACTCATCTCACATGCGGGTGTTTATTGAAAGTGATCACTATACACCTTGCAATATAACTCACATTGAATTTAAGGGAGTGTTTAAACAACACTATAGATCGGGACAAAATTAAGGAGTAACCCATGGCAACAAGAGTACAAAAACGAAGGGGATCGCCTAGCGACCATACATCTTTTACCAGCGGAGCAGTTGGAGAAGTAACCGTAGAAATGCCTACAGTGCGTGGTAGTGGCTCTTCTCAGGAATATGCTGCCCTGTATGTTCATCATGGCGATGGAGCTGTAGGGGATCGCATTGCTTCTGAAACAGAGATGAAGAATACTACCCGAACTGTTGTAGATGAGCAAAAATTCTTAGCCAAGATTAAAGGTTTTAGATCTATTGATAATGATAACTTAACGGCAAATCCCGATATTCTTCCTAGCCGTTGGGAATATGAATGGCAAGAAATCTCCTTATCTGGTGGTGATCAAGATATTACACAAATTGCTACTCTAACTGTTGCCAGTGGCTCTACTGGTGGTACTGAA